GTTGGACCACAGGGACCACAGGGACCACAGGGACCAAAGGGAGACGCCGGAAACGACGGAGCTGACGGAGACGTTGGACCACAGGGACCACAGGGACCAAAGGGAGACGACGGAGCGCCTGCTGATTGCAGCATATGCGAAGACGCTGTAATGCAAAATCTAACAACTGATTTTTCTCAAGATCCGTGTTCTTCTTCTGCTTCATCAATCTCATATCCAATACATTCGGCTGTTTCTCTTAATTTGTCTTCTGCTCTTTCTGACCCATGTTCAGGATCTGGATCTTGCCCAGTTTATATTCCAGTAAATTTGGCAGCTAAGACTTTTTCAAGTGATATTCAAGATACTATATATGCCACTTTAAATACAGTATTTAATCAAAATATTTGTCAAATGATTTCAGTTGGGAATGTGAGTTTAACTCCTAGTGGTCCTCATTCTGCTTGCTCCAATGCAAATCCTTCTTTAGGAATAGGCGTAACAGTCAATGAAGCTGTTAGTAAAACGGCGGAAAGCGTTTTCTCTACGATTGCTGCCGCGTTGAACGCGGACCCTTGTTCTTATTTAAACGGAAGTGCAAATGCATCAATTAGTATGACGGGTCCACTGGCTGAATGCGTTCCAGGACTAGTATTCGAAGCTGGCGGTATTTATTCTTCAATTAAAGAAATTAGAGATCAAGTTTTAGATAGTGTTTTTGATTCACTTAATATATCTTTTTCACAAGCAACTCCTTGCACTCTTATAAATGGATTTAGTATTAAAGCTAGCGCGGGTGCATGCGGATACACTGCTGGCGGTAGTATATCTATTCCAGGATTAGGGACTTTGATTAATGAAACTCTTAAGGAACTTGCTGAGAAGGTAAATGAAGCATTGGAAGATCCCTGTGCCGATAAAACAGTTACTTTTGGTTGCGGTATAGCCCCAATAACTATTAATAGCGGCGGTTTTTTAGACAAGTTACTGAAAACTGCATGCGCAAAGGACGCGATATTGGATTTCGTTGACACAAACAATTGCAAGCTTTTCGAAAAATTTATCGATACCGGTGGTGGCGCTGATAGCTGCATTAAGAGCGGAATACTTGAGTTCGTAGATGTGAACAATTGCAAGCTTTTCGAAAAATTTATCGATACCGGTGGTGGCGCTGATAGCTGCATTAAGAGCGGAATACTTGAGTTCGTAGATGTGAACAAGTGCGAGCTTTTCGAAAAATTTATCGATACCGGTGGTGGCGCTGATAGCTGCATTAAGAGCGGAATACTTGAGTTCGTAGCTAATAATACGTGCGAAATAATAGATAAGATAAATGAAGGTTCTATTTATGGATCAATAAATGAATGCCAAACAAAATTTAATGATTTGATTGACTCTCTTATTTGCGGATATATTCCAACTATTAACTTTTTTGAGCCTTCCGCAATATGCTTATTAACATTTGCAAATGATTTAATTGATCAATTTGGCAAAGTAATAGCAATTTGCGATTCTGGAACAACTCATTATATAAAAGTACCAGTACATCTTAAGGGAATTGAAAGCGGTCAACCGACCATCCAATACTATGATGAATATGGTAATAAAATTTAATTTAGAATAATTATAGTAATTAAATAAAATAACACATGAATGAAAATATCGAAAATATTAATAAGGAACATGCTCAAGAAAAATTAAGATTAAGCCCAAAAACAATTGCGAGTTTATCTAAATTTTTAACCAGAACCACTTTGAATCCAAACGAAATTGATGAATTTTTATCTTTGCTAAGGGAGTTAAGCGTCTATTCTTCTCAATCTTCTCAATCTTCTTAATTCGTTAAAACAAATGCCACTGCCATACACAGTTCCAAAAGTTATTTCGTCTTGCGAATGTGCAGGGGGATTTTGCCCTGAAAATTCGTCTTGCGTGGGAGGATGCAATTGCCCCTATGAAGCTTGGTCATTTAAAGTTACTCAATGGCATATAGGATATAATGAATTTACTTGCGATAAAGATACGCCTATTCAAAGCGACACGAGATATTTAAAATACTCTTCTAAATGCACTAACGCAATTGAATATACTTGCAATGGGTCTAAGAGAATTGGAGATTTAACTATAACTACAAAATTAGACGAATATACGGGATTAGCTTGCACCATTGGACTTGAGAATAGAACCGTTTATTGCGGTGGTGGAACAGCAGATTGTGAGGAAACTTGTTCACCTACAAGTAAGAGTTATACATGTACGAATCCGGTTTCTGACCCATGCGATTGTGAAGGCAGTACGACTGTCCCAAAAGAGGGCGAGTCAACTGCTGCTCCAAGCACCACCTATTCTCTTTCTGAGCCAAATACAATACATAATGTTATAACTAGGGCTAGAAACTTACTTACTAAATATGGAATTAGTGATTTACCTGGGCCAAACACGTCTGGCGAGGTTGCGGTTGGATCTAATGGTCAATCGGTTTTAAAATGGAGCAGCGGAGTATCTACAATCGCCATATCAAACGATTCAAGAGGTGTTGTAGAGCTAACAAAATGCATCATCAAATTAAAAAGAAACATAAATTACAAGATAATTACCATTTATTCGGATAGTGCTTCTGACGAAGAGGAATTCGTGGGAGTAAAAGATCAAATAATTACTCTTAATCCAAATAGTGGGGGCGTATTTTCTCAAGAGTTTGTTGTAGTGGGGGGTTCTTGCACGGGAGCATCTTCTGCTCAAGTAAATGTTAATTCAACTACTGACTATTCTACAAAAACTTTAAAAAGGTATATTCCATCTGAAAATGAAGGAGAAGAAGATCAGGAAATTAAATGTACTCAGTATTTTACTGGTCCCGATTGTAAAAAATACAGATCTGTGACAACAACATGGACAAGATATTCATCTGTATCAAGTTCGAATTCAGTAATTACGCAAGGAAATCCATATGAATGTGGTGAAGCTTCCAGCAGCTACAACTACCAAAATAATTCCGCCAATAGTACTTATACAGTAACAACGACATGCGATGGAAAAGTTACAGAGACGGGCAGCAATGAGAAGAAAGGCAGTTATAGTTTTGATGTAAATTGGTTTGACTCGCAGCCACCAGATTCTGGTTCGTATAGTTGGACCTGTAAAGATCCAGGGGGTGGGGCGGAGGTAGATCCGCAATGTGATGAAGGGTGGCATGATTATGGGTTGGATAGCTGGTATTCAAATGAGGACTGTATTGTTAGCGCATGTTGCCCGTCTATTACCAGAGAAGAAACCAGAGAATATGACTGCAATGGTCTACTGCAACCTGGTGGACCTAGTGTTCATAAACAAACCGGTACTTGGACGTGTTCAGTAAATGGAGCTGCTATAACTAGGGTACACACTATAAATCAAAGCAGCAATTTTAAGTGTGTATCTACTGAAGACTATGGCAGTGGAACCTGTATTTGGACATCTAGTAACGATTCAACGGGCTCTGGCGGCACAACTGTTGTCAGTACATATTCTGACCTTGTTGATGAGGCAGCTTTTAGCGATCCAAAAAATTACGATACTAAAAATTGGTCAGAAGATGGCGGCACTTGTGCTTGGTTATCAATAGCTACGGATGGAACAATGAACAGTGCTGAAACTTATGTAGATTTTGATATCTTAATGGATGGATATGATCCGGAAAAAGATTTCGATGTTCATTTTCAGACCGTTTTGGAATCAAATTTTGATTTAAATAATTGCCGTACTAGGCTTTTTACAGAAAATACTAGTACTTTCGTAATGAAGGGTGGACAAAGCGTCACGAAAAGTTTATCTATCAACGCCCCGTCAAATGGGCAAACCAAATGCTTAGTCCACTATGCTTCGCAAGTTTATGAAAGAGAATAAAACTCAAACTGAATATTTTCCAGCAACTGAATACCCTGACTTTTTAATAATTTCTAAAGAGGAAGAGGATAATTCTGAATTTACTCCACCAGGAATAAGAAAAATGTTTTCTAGCGTCTCTAAGAGCGCAGTAAAGTGGGCTAGGTCAGGATTTCAAACCGCTAGTTCTGAAAAATTTAACGAAAGATTAGAAATATGTAAGGGGTGCGACTTTTGGGATGGAGCCGCCTTAGCAAATACTGGTCGTTGTAAAAAATGCGGTTGTTCTACAATGGCTAAATTGAAAATGGATACTGAAAAATGTCCAATCGATAAATGGTAGATTGCTTAATCAATTTAAGCTTTCTTTTTATTTAATTTTGTTTTTTATTTAACATTGCCAGCGACCACGGCATTTCGTCTACCCAGTAACCCTCATCAAGCCAAGGAATTTCTTCTTCTGTTGGGGTATATACATTTTGCATAAACTTTACATTATCCAATATCTTAACAGAATCTTTTATAACGATAAAATTATTCATTTCTTATTTATTTAAATTAATTAACTCAAAGAATTAAGGGATGTTATTCAAATTTGAAGTGCCGGTTGTTGTTCCCATCTGGTAATACGTGCGACCATCGGTGTGTGTAAAAAATGGAACTGATTGTTTATTTTTTACAATTAAAGTTCTTCTATTGCTTACCCCGCCAGTAACTGGATTATTTACAGGTTGACCCATGTATGGTTTTATTTTTAAAAGCGGCGCTATGTTGTCTATTCTAATGCCTCTACCCTCTTTGCTAGAAGTACTGGCGGCAAAGTGTATCCCAACAATTTTCCAAATGCCGTCGAATCTTCCAAGTACGGCAGATCCTGAATCTCCACCTACTGAGCTGGCTGTATTTGTACAAGATTTCCATGTATAAGTTATACAATTTACGAAATTACTTATCGTATTTTGCAAATTTAAAGCATTTACTATAAAATTATTGTTTATTACTTGTAATAGGCATGATGCATTTGTAGGCACAGCCAAAGGATTGTTGGGCTGACCTTTTAAGCCAGTTGACCTTCCTGCTATGACCATATTTGGAGTAGCTGGTGTATTTTGACTTCTAAAAGCTATCCCCGTCATTGAGTTTATTTCGTCTGTTGTTGCGAACGGATAATATATTTGGTTGTTCATCAAATCATGATTAAGAACTTGCCAAGAGTTTGTGCCGATGACGTTTTTACCTAGATCTACTAAAAGGGACTGAGTATTAGCTGCATTTGGCACTGAAACAATGCCCGTAACAGTTTCCTGATTCAAACCAATTACGCAGCAATCTAAAAAATTATTGCTAGTGCTAATTGGCATGTATCTTTTAAGGTACCCGACGGTTAGAGCTTTTTCATATCTTCCATCTGGATAATAAGTAGCAGCAGTGCCAAAGCTACTGTTCCTATAGTACATATTGGCGGCAAAATCATTTTTTTGGGACTGCTCTATTCTATATTGATCAAAATTATAAACATCTGTCGAGTTTAGAAATTTAGTAGATCCAATGGTTCTGTAATGAGCCGATGTTCCAGCAGCGCCAGAAGTGCCGCCTCCGACCACTGGAATTTCTGAATTGAATGATCCAACGTGATGGTTGGTTACGGCTACAAGCGAATCGTCAAGTGCATCTACAGCAATAAAGCCCAATGTTCCTAAATAATTTGTATTTCGATGTGTAGATGTTCCACTTGGGATTGATGAAATTGAAACGCCTCCACGAACCGGTCTATTTACATTTCTATTCGGTCTTATAAATCCCCCGCGAGAGCCTGTGGCAAAAGTTGTGGCATCGCAATCAGCACATTCTTCAATTACATTGTCACCTTCCATTACGTCAGTTTTAACCCAGCCTAAGCCAGTAACAAATATCTTATCGGGAATAATTTCATTTTCAGGAATTTTATCAACAGATTTTTTTTCACTAACATATAACGCTAGCGCCAATTCTTCTGTAAACTGTCCATTTACATTCTTTCTTTGAATGCCAGCTCCTTTTAAATCAAATTGAGGGTTTTGATTTATAAAGTCTAATATTTGTTCTGTAGTCATCTTTTCAATTTGAAATTATTTATTTTTAAGCTCGCATGCTAAAATAAGTATAACTGTCTGCATTGTTCAATGCCTTTACCTGACTATTTCTAGCTAAACTTAAACATTCTTGTGTTCCATAGGCATGGTCTTGCGTTACCCCCGCGTGATGAAAAAATTCGTGCAATATTGTTTCAATTAATTCGCCTGATATATAACCAGCACCATTATAAAAATAACAATAATTGCAAAGCCATACATGATTTGGTCTATCAGAATAAACGTAAGCTAAATAGCCTCTTGGACAACTTTCTCTAATCCAATTGATATATCTAGAGCCACTTATGCTTGAATTGTTTTGACAAGCTCCTCTGACGCGATTCGCTCTCTCAGGCTGTGTTGAAACAGTTTTGCATCTTCTTTCCCATTTGCCGCATTCTGCATTGCAGCCCGCTTTATTATTTTTCCATCCTTCGCGTCCAGTCAAACGACATTTAAATCTTTTATTACCTATTCCTACGCAGTTTCCATCTATATAAACATTTGTACATTCATTTCTATGACCGCCTTCTCCGAACCATCTTTCGAAATATTTTCCAGGATGAGCTGCTGAAGCGCCTCTATCTGCGTAATACTTTGAATATACTCTGGCTCCGATTACTTCTCTTTTAGATGTCTCGGTCCATGCGACTCCACCAGTTGAAAGAAAGAATGCATTTGTGGAATCATATTTACTTTCAATTGATTCTTCAGAAATACTTGAAATTGCCAATGAACTTGACGCGAGTGGAGCTGTTACGAAAGTAGCTTGCGTGGAGACGGGCGTTAATACTTCATTATTTATCGTTGTTGACCCAGATGTATCGTTGTTTAATGTAAAATTTGAAATAGGCGACTCTAGATTTGAACCAGGTTGACCCGATTCAATTTGCTCACTAGAAATTTCTGGAAAAAAAATGGTTGAATTTTCTTCATCGCTTGCTACTTTGGCGGCTATGGGATCATATTTTAAATAATTTAAATCACCAATATATTCTATTGAATAACTTCCAGCGTCTTGCATTTCAAATGAAAGACCAGGATTGAATTCGAATGAATATGTTTCGCCTGGCTCTATTTTGCTATAAAATTCTAAACTATGGACACGGCTAGCCGCAGATATTCTTCCCTGATACAAAACTTCTTCATTGTTTTTTTTAACTTTGAATAATCCTGGATTTTGTATCTCTCCGCCTTCCGTAGGCTCTATCGGCAACGTATGTAACCAAACAGGATATGTAAAATTATTTTTTACATTAAAAGTCATGATTCTGCTACTTGAATTATAATTACTTTGAGCTACAATTGTGGTTTCCAAATCGCTTGTTCCTTCGTAACAGAGAGAGGGGCAAACATTTGATAGTCCTAATTTTTTTAATTTATTGTTTTCCATATTTTTATTATATTGTTGTTGTTTTATTTGTTTTAATTTGCGGCCCAGTCGATGCTTCCATTTTCATACCTTAAATTAAAAATACCAGCTTGACTTGGGTTTTCCACATTGTTAAAGTTTGAATATTTGTATTTTAAAAGTACTTGTGGGGTTGAGACTGTTCCATATTCAAATGACTTTATCCAATTCTGAGCCAGATCTGGCGTCTCAACATCGGAAAAAGATATGTATTGATATGCTGGTGAATAAATCACGTCTCCTGGTTTTATCTCGTACGAATCAGGATAGATTAGGGATTCTTCCTCAAATGGATGAGTATATGTTGGTCCACCAAGGAATGAGATAATCCAATATTTAAAATCCTTATTCCAATTAATAAGCGTCTTATAAGGGTAAGACCCTAGTACGACAGTTTTTTCGAAACTAATTTTGCCCCCCAATTTGCCATTTGATAAATAAATGCCATTGATAAAATTAAAGTCACCAATAGATTCAGCTGGTGCGCCAGCGTTTGCAACAACGGCGCTTTCGGGCTCATTTATTGCGCGAGCTGGCAATCCTAGTTTTATACTTTTATTACTTGATTCCATTTTGATTTTTACACTTAAAAAGTGAATATGTTAAAAATAATTAACTTAATCCTATTTGGGTGTAAATATTTATAAAAATATATGTCGAAAAATAAAAACTTAAGGGTGCGTAAAACATCTAGCCGGGCGGCAGTTAAAACTAAAAATTCCGAGATTGACGCTGTACGGAATGTATCGGAAGATAGGCAAGATAAGTCAATGCATGTGACCCAAAGACCTAAAATTAGTTTTTCATTAAATATTAAAGCGCGAAATGATTTGACTGAAAAGCAAAAAGAAATAGTTGAAGTTGCAACAAAGCGCGGTACTAAATGTATTTTTATAGACGGCCTGTATGGAACATCTAAAAGTTATCTTAGCGTTTACTCGTCTTTAAAATTACTTAATGATAAAAAAATAGATGAGATTATTTTTATTAGAAATCCTGTAGAGTCTTCTACTACCGGTAAAATTGGTTTTATTCCAGGTACTAGTGAGGAAAAAATGGCTCCTTACAATGCTATTCTTTTTGATAAGTTGGAAGAAATGTTACCGGAGTCAGACATTCAAAAGTTGAAGAAAGATAATAGAATTAATTGCTATCCGGTAGGTTTTGTGAGAGGGCGCTCTTGGAATTGCAAGGCTATTATCGTTGATGAGGCTAGTTCTATGACTTGGGACGATCTCTTTCTTGTCTTGACTAGATGTGGTGAGTTTACAAGAATTTTTTTCGTAGGTGACTCTATTAATCAGAATGATATTGGTTCAAAGTCTGGTTTCAGAAAAATGTTTGAAATGTTTAACGACGAAGAAAGTCGTGAATTTGGAATAAGTTGTTTTGAATTAAGAGAATACAATGACATAGTAAGATCTGGACTGCTTAGATTTGTAATGGAAAAAACTGGACTAATTAAAAAGCCGAGTATTAAAGCCATTGAGGACAGACGCAGAGTGGAGCCGATTTTTGAAAATTAATACTAAGTATTTTCAAAACAAACTAAGACACTCAGCGGTATTTCTGAAAAATTTTTATAACTGCGGCGATTTCCGAAAGTTTTCATTTTTTTAATCAGCTCTTCGTCCCATTTTTTTATTGACGATGTTTTGAAAGATGGCCAGATCTGGTATTCCGCCCAATATAAATATTTATAGAATATAACATTTGATAAAATTATATATTCTTCTTTATTTATTGGCAGGTCGAAATTTTTTACAAATTCTAGAGCCATTTTTTCACATTCTAGCTCCATATCAATTATTGATGAAACTATTTTTTCTCTATCTTTTTTATTAAAACTTTCTTTTCTTGCCGAATCTTTAGCAGTTAAAATAACATCTACATTTTTTAATTTGTTAATATTTTTTTGAAAATTCGTCCAAAATTTAGTTTTATTTGACGATTGAATAAAATGAGAATATTCATGCGCTAAAACTCCCAGCCAGTAATATGAATTATTATTTTTTTTGCACCTTATTGTATTTGTTTTCTCGCAAAATTCACCATCTTGCGTTCCACCATTTGCTATTTTATTTCTCAGTATTAATTTTCCATCTTTTTCGGATAATTTACTTTTAACAAAGTTTACGAAGTTTTTTATTTTGAGCTGGTTTGAAATATTTATTTTCATTTAAAATATTTACACTTTTTTATTTTTGATTAACAAAATGTTTTATATATAATTAAATATATGAATTATTATTGTTCAAATTGTTTTTCAAAAAGCGAATATAAGTTTTCTAAACCGAAATTTTGCCAAGAATGTGGAACTAAAGTATCTTCTGACTCTACAGTTAAAAAAAATATCAGCGCGTCAATGCCTCAAAGCGAGGAAAATTCGAAAACTAGAAATGTGGAAATTAAAAAGATTCCAAAAAGTATTAAAAAAATTGAAGTTGACGAATTTGAAAGTGAGGACGACAACAGTGATCAAGAATATTATTGTTCTGATTTGCATTCTATTATCTCAAGTATAAAACCTGGCGCTGGGGTTTCGGTTGAAGGTTATGAAAAAAATAAAGGTATTTCATTCGGATCTTTAATGCAGGAGGCGTCATCTTCGCCATCTGATTCGAATGATTTTAAATTTGAAAATTTTGAATTTAAAAAAACAAGAGAACAAGTTCTTGAGGAGTTTAAAGCTGAGGCTTCTTCTACAAAAAGACATATTGAAATAGAGTGATGGTAAAATTATTATAAATTAACATGCAAAATGAAGAAGATTTAGATTTGGAAAACAGACCATCTTACGAATCATGTTTTGAAATAATAAATGAAGAGCTTAGCAAAAGAAGATCAAAGTGGCGACTTAACGCCATTGCTTGGATGGATTTTGACGACGTTTGTCAAAAAATTAGACTTCATATATTTAGTAAATGGGATAAGTGGGACTTCAGCAGACCATTAAGACCTTGGCTCAATAGAATTATTTCGAATCAAATGACTAATTTGATAAGGAATAATTATTCTTACTTTGTTAAGCCTTGTATGCAGTGTCCTCACAATCAGGGGGGAAATCTTTGTGCTTTACACTCAATTCAGAATTCAGAATGCGCGGATTTTTCAAAATGGGAAAAGAGTAAAAAATCTGCTCAAGAAATTAAGATGCCCTTGAGTATTAATGATAATAAATTTAATAATGGTGAAGAAAATTCTCCTCCCATTGAAATACGTGATACTTATTCTTATTTTGATTACGATAGTGAGATCGAATCTTTCCATAAAAAAATTAAAACTCAATTAAGTTTAATAGAATGGAAGATTTATAATTTTATTTACGTAGAAAATAAAACTGAATACGAAACCGCAAAATTAATGGGTTATAAAACAAGCGAGAAAAATAGATCTCCAGGATATAAGCAAATTAAAAAAATAAAGAATAAAATATATAGAATAGCTCAAAACCTTGTCAAGGAAATTTAATTAACTTCTTATATGATAGAAAATAAAGCTCTTGAAGAAATTATTTTGACAGAAAATCAGAAAGATCAAATTAAGAAATCTTTCGAAGGTGGAGCTTGTCCTGATTTGAGCGATCTTACTAGAGAAATATTCGAAAACGACAAGGTTGATGGCAGAAGTAAAGAGGGTCGTGCTATTAAAAGATATATAGCCGAATTCCAAATTGGAAAGGTGACAGTTAGAGCGCCGCAAAAAGCTGTCTTATTAAATCTAACTGATGATCAGAAAAAAATAATAATTGATAATTATAAGAAAAAAGATTTCTCAGTATTGTCTTTCACAAGAGAGCTTTATAATAATCAAGACATAACCGCTTTTTTTGTCGAATACAAAACGGTGAATGAATTTATAAATAAGCTGGAGTTGGAAAACCAAAAAACGCATTTCGAGGTTACTGAGGGCGAAGAAATGCAAAATTTGTATTACTCGCCAGAGAACTTGAAATCAAACCGCCAGAAGGAAAAGGAATACTATAGAGCGCCTTCTTCATTGACACACTGCATAGCAAGAATTAATAAATATCTTAATTACGGATGGAAAGAAGAAAATTTAAAAAGAGCCCAAATAAAATGCGTGGAATCATTGACCAGTTATTTGAGAGTTTTTAGATTTCAGTATCAAATAAACTCATATTCGAGATCTGAGGATAGGGAGCTTTTTGAAGATGCATTTATTAGATATACTCATGATAAAGAAGATTTGACTCAGGAAGAGCTTGATCAATTTATAACTTTATCTAATGAGGTAGTTATAGCTGCTGATATTCAAAGAAGAATAGAATATTTAAGAGTGGCATTAGATGAAATGGCGTCTGACTCAGAGGGTAAAAAAATAAGTATGGGTTTAAATGAGGCTATTAATAACGCTCAGACTGAATATAATCAATGCATTTCTAGGCAAGATAAATTATATAAAAGCCTAACAGTAAATAGGTCAAAAAGAATAGAGGAAAGAAGAAGTGAAAATGCTTCCATTTTGAATTTGGTTTACGCCTGGAAACAAGAGGAAAATAGGGAGAGAATGGTTGCATTGGCAGAAAGACAGCGCGAGGCTTTAAAGGGGGAGGTAGAAAAACTCTCTTCAGTTGATGAATTTAAAGCGATTATTCGCGGAATAGATCCAAAGGAAATATTTAACACTTAATTTTATGGATTTTTTATGTAAAGATTCTAATTGCGGGTATTTGTCCAAGGATAAGGATGAATTTGTCAAGCATGTGAAACAAGTTCATAAATTAAAGATAGATAATTATTGCAAGTTTAATATAAATAAGCGCGATTTACTAACGACAGAGGCGATTGACTTTAAGAGTTTCGAACAATATCTGTTGACAGATTTTGCAAACAAAAAAAATATGTTGGCTTGGCTAAAGAATGAAAAGGACGGCTTAGCGAAAGATTTTCTATTGTATAAAATTATTGCGCATTCTGAATTAAAAAGTGTATGCCATTTCCCATCATCCTCAGAGATGAGAACAATATCCTATCTTCCCTCAATGAAGACTTACCAATTTTTCTTTGATGACCTTAATGCGTTTATAGATTCTTGCGGCTTAAAAAGAAGATACAATTACAATAAAAATGAATTAAATTTTAATTTTATTCATAAGAAAAACATAACCGTTGACACTAGGGAACAGAAGCCTATAAAATTGAAAAATTTTGATGTAATTAATGAAAAATTAGACTTCGGAGATTATTCCTGCGATAGAATTTTAGCTGTTGAAAGAAAGTCTCTGAGCGATTTAGTTTCGACTCTATCGTCAGGATTCGAGAGGTTTAATAGGGAAATAGAGAGGGCTAAATCTATTGGTGGATATATAGTCGTTGTAATTGAATGCGATATTAATAAATTTTTATCATTTTCATATTCAAGAACTGGTAAATTTGCAAAAGCCTCTCCCGATTTTATATTTCATAGATTTAGGGATGTATGCAAGAATTTTCCAGAAAATGTACAATTTTGCTTTTCAGGTGGTAGGGCTGAATCTTCTGATTTAATTCCAAAAATATTATCTATGAACAAGGACGATGCTAAGAACTTAGACTTTCAATATTTATTGGATCATAAGCTTATTTGACATATGTGGGAAGTAGGCAATCAAGATATTATAATTCCAGACAGGCATTTCAATGAGGAGCTTCTTGAAATACGTGGCGAAATGGATGATGTCACCGCTAGAATAACGCTGGCAAAATTTTTGAAATCAAATATAGGTTTAACTACGGAGCTTTTTCTAGGAATCCAGTTGGAAAAATATCAAGAAATAACTATTAAAGCGATGTTTAATAGAAATTTTAGCATGTTAACATGGGGAAGAGGCGCTTCAAAGAGTTTCTGCGCTGCTGTTTTCTGTATACTTCAATGCATATTCGAGCCTGGAACTAAAATACTTATAGCGTCTGCAAATTTTAGAACATCTCGTAGACTTTTCATGGAGATAGACAGAATGCTGAATACCAAAGATTCGGGTTTGGCAAAGCAATGTTTTAAGGATCCTGTTAAAAGAAACGATGAGTATGTTTATCCCGTGCAATTGCCGCACGGAGGATCCATTACTGCTATACCATTGGGCGGAGAAAACACTAGAGGTTATCGAGCTTCTGTTTTGATTATTGATGAGTTTCTTTTGATGCCGAAAGATATCGTCGAAAGAGTTCTTATGCCCTTTATGAGTTCTCCCCTTGACGTTGCCGAGAGAATTAAAGTTAGAGAGATTGAAGATCAAATGATTAAGGCTGGGAGAATGCAAGAAAAGGATAGAACTGTATTCAAAAATATGAACAAAATGATAACATTGAGTTCTGCAAGCTATACTTTTGAATACTTGTTCGAGTTGTATTCCATATGGTCTGACATCATCAGAGATCCTAATATATTATCAGATTCGGATAAGGTGGGGGAAGATAGGATGGAGGCGATGAAAAATTCTACCTATTTTGTTTCGCAAATGAGCTATGAATCGTTACCAGAGCATATGATTGATCAAGGCGTGATCCAGCTCGCGAAAAGCGGAGGAATTAGTCACTCTGCTTTTCTTAGAGAATATTGTGCTAGATTTGTTGATGGAGGAGACGGTTATTTTTCGCCAAAGAAAATGACCTTATGCACGGTGCCGAACGGTCAATATCCAACAACTAAAATAGTTGGAGACAAAGATAAGAAATACGTTTTAGCTATAGATCCAAGCTTTAGTGCTTCTAAAAGTTCTGATTATTTTGCAATGGCAGTTATTGAATTGAATGAAGAGGATGGAACGTCTGTTTATGTGCATGGATATCAAAAGGCTGGAACAAGTATCCAAGATCATATTAAATACTTTTACTATTTGCTAACCCATTTCAATATTAATTTAATAATAATTGACAACGCTGGTGGCGATCAATTTATTGAGGCGGCAAACGGTTCTGCGATATTTAAAGCCAAGGGGATGAGAGTTGGTTTTTTTGATTTCAACTCTGACAAAGAGGGCGACGAATACCATGAAATGCTGAAAGAAGCAAAGTCTCAATATAATTTTGATACAAAGTCAATATGTATTAAACAGTACTTTACTTCTTCTTTTATTGGTAGAGCAAATGGCTATCTTCAAAGCTGCATAGATCACAAAAGAATATGGTTTGCTAGCGCATCGTGCGCGCACCCAGATATCGTTAATCAAATGTTCTCTTTAAATATTCCTATAGAATACATATATCCAAAGGGTATAGATGATGCTCCCGAAGATGCATTAGAGAGAAACAAACTAGGCGTTAGGGATTTTATGGAGCAGCAGGACTTCATTATCAAAGATACCAAAGATCAATGCGCTCTTATTCAGGTTTCCTCAACAAATCGTGGAACTCAGAGTTTTGATTTGCCGAGCCATCTCAGGAGATTGACAACTGCAAATAAACCAAGAAAAGATAATTACTCTGCTTTAATGCTTGGTAATTGGGCTGTTAAAGTTTATTTTGATCTTCATTCTGAGGCAGCAAAAAAGCCATCTCATAATTTTATGCCTTTTTTCTTATAAAAACGTGTAAAATATTATTATATTTAAATTAAACTTTAATTTACGATGCCAACAGAAAATCAAAAAAATAAAAAATCCGAGATTACCTCGACCAGGTCAAATGCAAAAAAAGCCGTTGAAATTCCTGAGGCTGCAATCGCTTCTCTGGGTTCTTTCGATAATGCTAGGGCTAGCTGCGAATCTTTTGATTCAGGGAGGACGTCGAGTAGGAGAAATTCAGCATCGACCGTATCTCAATCGGATAGATTTTCGAATTTAGAAAAGGGAGTTGTTCCTTTTTTGTATAATAGCGGTAGAGGAAATTATGATTCTAACATATCTGCAAAAGATTCAATCATTCTTTGTCAAAAGGCATACTGGAACGTCCCGATATTCAGAAATACAATAGATTTGATGACTGAGTTTAGTATTTCAAATGTTTATTTAACGGGAGGAAATGAACAAAGTAGGAAGTTTTTTAATCTGTGGCTTAATAAGATTAATTGCTGGGATTTGCAAGATCAATTTTATAGGGAGTTTTACAGAAGTGGAAATATTTTTATGTATAAATTCAGGGCTGATTTCAGTCGGGAAAATATGATGAAAATTCAAGAGGCTTTTGGGGCTGATTCTGAGGCGCAGTCCGACATGTCGATTCCAGTCAAGTATATTATACTTAATCCAGCTGATATAAACATAATTACATCCTCTTCATTTCTTGATAATGTGTATGTGAAGGTTCTTAATAATTATGAACTTCAGGCTTTGATTAATCCCAAGACCGAATCTGATAAAAAAATTGCTGAAAAAATTCCAGAAATCAAACAGTTGATAGAATCTGGTTCTAAAAAGAATAATAGAACTAATGGGATTAATAATGTTTCTCTGAAGCTGGATGTCGAAAGACTTGTTGCAATTTTCTATAAAAAGCAAAATTACGAGCCGCTTTCTGTACCAATGGGCTTTGCCGTGCTTGAGGATATTAATGCAAAGCTAGAACTTAAAAAAATAGATAGAGCTATTGCTAGATCCGTTCAGCAAGCTGTTTTACTATTGACAATGGGGGATGAAAAGGTTGGTATGCCTAGTGAGAAAAATATTTCATCTATGCGTAAATTGTTTGAAAATCAGAGCGTTGGCAAGGTGCTAGTTGCTGATTATACTACAAATGCAAAGTTTGTTATTCCAGATATTGGCAATCTTTTGGATCCAAAAAAATATGAGATTCTTGATAATGATATAAGGATGGGATTAAATAGTATTCTTTTTGGTGAAGAAAAGTTTTCAAATACTTCAATTAAAGTAAAGGTATTTTTTGCTCGTTTGAAATATGGTAGGGAAAAATTCTTGAGAGATTTCTTGATTCCGGAAATGAATGAAATTGGTAAAAAACTTGGATTTAAACAAATGCCTTCTGCTAAATTTGAGGATATTGATTTTGAGGACAATGTTTTAATGAGTAGAGTTTATTCTAGATTAATTGAACTTGGTGTACTTACTCCAGAAGAGGGACTTGGCGTTTTTGAAACTGGAAGACTTCCGAGTTTTGACGAAAGCGTAGAATCTCAAAAAAGATTTAAAGACTTGAGGGATAAGGGTTATTATACTCCTCTTGTTGGCGGTCAAAAGCAAGATGGAAATGCGGAGCCAGGATCGAGTGGTGGAACTAAGAGTCCGACTAGTAATGTTGGTAGACCTTCTGGAGGTGGAACAAAACAGTTGCAAAATAGAAAGCAATCTGTTTCAGCGGCTGAATTAAAATTTAGTTGTGTGAAAATGAAAGAAGTTTTAGATAATTTCTCATCTTTAGAAAAAGATATTGAGCAGGCTTTGAAAGAAAAATTTAAAATTAAAAAACTAAATAAAGTTCAAAAAGAGGTCGTTGGCGAGTTGTCTTTAGCCATAGCTTCAAATTGTGAAATCCAAGATTGGAAGTTGAAATTACCACTTTTCATTAACAACCCAGCTCAGATGGAAGAAAGTTTTTTTGAAAAAATAGAAGAATTGTCAGAATATCATCAGCTGGATCAGAGAGCCGCATGTATTCTTTATCACAGTAAGCATTCTTGATATCATGTCTAATTTAAATAAAATAAAACTCAAACAAATTGATGCAGATTTTTCTAATATATTATTAAAGAAAACTGATTCCTATGTAGTCGCAAAGGCGGGAGACGACTTAATGTTAAAATATGCTGAAGCCGCTGCATTAACTCCTAATAATTCAGCAAGAACTAATAGAAATAGAGCTACTTTAATATTGTTTCCTGGAGAATATCCAACAAGTGGCGAACCAGTTTTTGATATAGACTTTGTTGATGTTATTGCTTTGGGGTCGTCTGAAAAAATACCAAGCGTATTTATTGAAGATAGTTCCATTAGGGTAACGGCAAGTAATATTAGAGTAGTTGGTATTAGCACTAAAGTTCAACCATTTAATATTTCAGGGGGGGAATTTCAAGTTTTTGAAAATTGTGTTGGGGGTGATAATAGTTTTGGATTTTCGTATGGTTCGTCTGAAGCGTTTTTGGAAGGAACATATATAAATTGTACCGCTGGAGATAATAGTTTTGGATTTTCGGATGGTTCGTCGAACCTGTTTTTGGAAGGAACATATATAAATTGTACCGCTGGAGATAATAGTTTTGGTTACATGACTGGAGGGAATGATATAAGAATAGACGGTAATTTTACAAGCTGCACTGCTGGAAATAACAGCTTCGGATATACTGGAGGAGGCGGTACATTAGAAATATCGGGAAATTTTACAAACTGCACTGCTGGAAATAACAGCTTCGGATACTACGGCTGGATTTTTATCAGTGCAGCATTGACAAACTGTACTGGCGGCGATCGAAGCTTCAGCTACGGAAGCGTTGCCGGCGGAACATTTACAAACTGCACCGGTGGCGATCAAAGCTTCGCAAGCGGAAGCGATGCCGGCGGAAAATTTACAAACTGTACCGGTGGCGATCAAAGCTTCGCAAGCGAAGGAGTTGCAAGCGGAACATTTTCAAGTTGCGTTGGTGGTGATGTGAGTTTTGGAGGTGGTGGCGCATTAACTGGAAGCTTGTTTTATTGCAGACTTATTAATGGTGGAGTGTATGAATCTCCAACTGGACCTGGAATTATTCGCCTTTGTCTTCAGAGCGATGGTGAAATAATAAACGCTCCTATTTAAATTTTTAGATAGCAATCAAAACAAATAGTGCTATATATCAACCAATTGTTTAATAAAACGTATTAAAACTATAGTTTCGATTTGAAAAATAAAGTGTAACAATCATATTATGGATCATTTTCTTATACAAACAAAACTTCTTTTAACTGGCGAACAAGCTCCATTTACTGGTGAATCTGTGAATATCGCGCGAGCAAGAAATGTTGGATTCACTACTTACGCAAGCGGAGATGGATCAGTAACTCTGCAATACAAAAGTCCATTTTTTGAAAATAGTTGGGTGAGCTTTTACAGCTTTACTGGTCTTACGACTGGTTATGCTGAGCCAACTTATTTAACAACTCCAATGACTGAAGTTAGAGCCGTTTCAAGTGGGAATGGAAAATTCTGGGCTGGCTTAACTGCTCAAAATTAAATAAAAAATAAAATGATTAACCAATCTATACTTAGCATAGAAAGAAGTATTTCTACTCAGGTAGATAACACTCCAGTTGCCGCGTCGGGGTTTTATCCGCTAAGCAACCCAAGCGGCTTCATAACTGGAATCGAAAATCTGGTTTATACTACAGGTGATCAAACAATTAGCGGGATTAAAACTTTTACAAATAACGTCACCATACTTGGGAATTTTGCAGTTTCTGGCACAACCTTTATAAATGAAGTAATTGATGTTACAACCACGGGCGTCATTAGTGGTGTAACAGGCGTTTTTCAATATCTTGAGGCGGACAATATAGTATATAGCGAAACTACTTCTTCTGTTGTTGTCCAGCCTGGAGATGATATATTGGCAAAATATTTAGCGGCAAAAGCACTGAGACCTAACGGTTCAGCTAAGTCCTCTACAAATCGCGCAAGTCTTATCATTTTTCCTGGAACTTACACTTTATCTGCTGAACTTGCTATTGATGAGCAATTTATTGATGTAATTGGTCTGGGAGCGCAAACGCAAAAACCTGTTGTTTTAATTAGTGGAAATACTCTAAGTGTTACTGCGGACGATGTTCGCATTAGCGGAATTTCCGTTGGAACACAAAGGTTTTATATCGCTGGAAATAAACCACTTCAAGTTTTTGAAAATTGTGTTGGAGGGGAATCTAGTTTTAATGTTGGGCGCGAAGAACACATAAGCGGGACTTTTATCAGTTGTATAGCAGGCGATGGTAGTTTTAATGCTGGTGTTTATGGGGGTGTAAATGGGGTATTTACGGGCTGTATAGCCGGAAATTACAGCTTTGCCGGACAGAGTTATGGCCTTGCAAATGGGACATTTACTAACTGCACTGGGGGCAATTACTGTTTTGGTGGAAGTTTTGCAACGGGAACATTTACAGACTGTGTAGCCGGAAATACCAGCTTCGGAGCGTGGGCTGACTATGGAGCAGCGTCCGGAATATTTACGAACTGCACGGCAGGGAATTATAGCTTCGCGGGTCAATACGGCGGCGGGGCAAGCGGAACTTTTATGAACTGCACGGCAGGAGGGGCTAGTTTTGCTGGCTACTTCGGTGTAGCAAGTGGAAAATTCCTAAACTGCGTGGCAGGAGCAGGTAGTTTTGGGGGGCTTTACAGTCTTGCAAGTGGAACCTTTATGAACTGCACGGCGGGGGCGGTCAGCTTCGGTCTCGATAACTCTTCAGCAAATGGCGTTTTTTTTAACTGCCGAGTTACTGGGGGAGAATTTCCTACCCCTTCCGTTCGAGTAGTCCCTCCTTCCTTTTTTCCGCGCCCAAGTCCAGCAATAATGGTGAATTGCATGGATGGAAACGGGAATATTATAGAAGGGGAAGCCTCCGAATAAAAGATCAACGAAGTATGAAAAATCTAACATTATTAAATAATCAGTGGAAACAAAAAGTCGCTATAGAACTAAACGAAGAAGAAAAAACATTGCTTCAAAATTTTAATGAAGACAAGCGTTTGGATAGAAAAAGTCTTTCAGAGCGCGTAATCGCCGAATCGTTTACTTCGGCCGATGCTGAAGACGCTAGTGTTGCGCAAGATCTGTATGATCAGCACAATATTGAAGGCGCGGAATTTATTTCTGTAGATGTTTTGCTACCAAACAAAATTGGTATAATTAATTGTCGCCTAAATGGGGAACACAAACAAATTAGATTTTAAAAATATGAATAAAAAATTTAATGGAATTACAGTAGAAACGAATGGCGTCCGCGCGATTTCTGGTGGCGGAACCAATGCTGATTCTGCAATTGGGGCGTTGGCTAATTTAGGCGGTTATCCAATAAGTAACCCTAGCGGTTTCATAACTGGTATTGAGAATTTAGTTTATACGACTGGTGACCAAACAATTTCTGGTAGAAAAATATTTTCAGACGGAATAGACGCGGGTTTGCAAGTCGGAATTTCTACTTTATATGTTGGCTCTGGACTTGTTGGCGTTAATAATGAAGATCCGCAAGCGGCATTTGATGTTTCTGGTTCGGTATTATTTAGCCAGCGTCCAACTGTAAATGGTACTGGTGTCATGCTTAGTGGCGATATTAATAGTTTGAGTTTCTATCCAAATAATAATCCTAGCGGTTTCATTACGGGAATTCAAAATTTGGTTTACACTACTGGCAATCAAACAATTAGTGGGATAAAAACTTTCGAACAAGGTTTAGAAGTTGGATCGATGCTAGGTCTTTCCACTTTGTATGTATTGTCTGGCGCAGTGGGCATAAATAATGAGAATCCACAGGCGTCACTTGATGTTTCAGGTTTGGCATTGTTTAGTCAGCGCCCAATTGTAAATACTACTGGAGTAATGCTAAGCGGAGATATTGACATATCAAATTTCTATCCAAATAATAATCCTAGTGGTTTCATTACGGGAATTCAAAATTTGGTTTATACAACTGGCGATCAAACAATCAGCGGTATTAAAACATTTCCAAATGATGTCACTATTCTTGGTAATTTTGCAGTTTCTGGAACAACATATATAAATGAAGTAATTGATGTTACAACAACAGGAATAATTAGCGGTGTTACTGGAGTATTCCAACATCTTGAAGCAGATAACATAGTTTATAGTCAAACTAATTCTTATGTTGTAGCGCAGCCCGGAGATGATCTTGCGGCAAAATATACAGCAGCAAAAGCACTAACGCCAAACGGATCGGCTTTATCAGCAACAAATCGCGCAAGTCTTATCATTTTTCCTGGCAATTACACGCTATCCGCCGAGCTTGCTATCGACGCAGAGTTTGTTGACTTAATCGGACTTGGAGCGCAGACACAAAAGCCTGCGGTTTTGATTGGAGGTAATACTCTAAATGTTTATGCGGACGATGTGCGTGTAAGCGGTATTTCAGTTGGAAGTCAGCCATTTAGAACTGGTAGTGATTCCGTGGGTCAGTTCACGCTCGTAAGTAAGCCCTTACAGATATTTGAGAATTGTTCTGGGGGCGATAATAGTTTTGGCTATTCATACACATCTGAGGTATTCGCGGGAGGTACATTTGTAAATTGTATCGCTGGTAGAGGTAGTTTTGGTTTTAGTGCTAACTACTATGGTAGAGCTACTGGTAGATTCACTAATTGCGTTGGAGGAGATCATTGTTTTGGTGGAGAGTGGGGCGAAGCTAGTGGTACATTTGTAAATTGCATTGGGGATTGGGGAAGTTTTGGATCGTGTCCGCAAGAGGGGCACGTTGTTGGAACGGTGAGCGGTACGCTTACTAACTGCCGTCTCATTTCTGGAACATTTCAGGTATTATCCACGCCAGCAACAGGAAAGGCTATTATGATTAACTGCATTGACGGCAACGGAGATATTATAAACGGAGAGGTATTAGCGGAATGAACACAAAATTTAACGGAACAACAGTCGAAACCAACGGAGTCCGAAGTATTTATGGGGGCGGTACAAATGCTTCCACAGCAACAGGAGCTTTGGGTAATTTAGGCGGTTATCCAATAAGTAACCCTAGCGGTTTCATAACTGGTATTGAGAATTTAGTTTATACGACTGGTGACCAAACAATTAGCGGAGCCAAAACTTTTAATAACGATATATATATAAAGTCAACGGGCACTAATCCAGCCGTACTATATGTGGAATCTGGAAGAATTGGAATAAACAATGAATATCCGCAGGCTTCGCTTGACATTTCAGGATCAGTATTTTTTAGTGAACGTCCATTTGTAAATAGTATTCCTTTCATGTTGAGTGGTGACATTAATACTAGTAATTTCTATACGAATAATAACCCGAGCGGTTTCATTACTGGCGTATTTCAGCCAAATCCAGATTATGTAAGTATTCCAGATCTTTCGGCAAAAGCCGGTGTGCCAATGGGTCCGCCGCTTGACAGAGTATCGAGCATTTTATACAGTGATGGCTCCTTTCCAAGTGATGATATAAGTTATGGATTGGCTTATGGGAATACTTATGCTGGTCAGGCTTTTAAGTGGAATTATATTTACAGAAATAGTGATGGTCTATATGTTGAATTCGGGAATGCAATTGTTACTGGCGGTGAATATCCTTGGAATGTGTCATATAATAATGGGGTCGTGGTCACTAAAGAAGCGGCAGCAAGATTAATATCCACATTGTCAGGCTCAGCTTCGGAAGGGTCTTCTATTTACGCGGCAAGAGCAGACCATATTCATATATTTCCAACCGCTTCTGAAGTTGGAGCTTATTCAATAAACAATCCTAGCGGCTTCATTACCGGAATTGAGAATTTAGTCTATACTACAGGTGATCAAAATATCAGTGGGGTTAAAAACTTTATTCAAAGACCAACTGTCAATGGAACTGGGATTCTGTTAGAAGGCGAAGTTCAAAATAATACAATCATTAGCGGAGTTCTTTATTCGGCTCAGGTAAACGTAAAAAATAATCATACTGGAACGCTTTATAAAGGTCAGCCAGTTTATATCAATGGTGCGGCTGGTGGAAATATTCTTGTTGGTCTCGCCTCAAACACTGGAGAAGCCTCTTCTTCAAAAACTTTAGGTTTAATATACCAGGATAGTTTAGCGGTAAATGCTTTTGGCACAGTTATCACTGATGGATTATTGTCTAATTTTAATGTTGGTTCTGCCGCTGCTGGAGATCCAATATGGCTTGGTCCAACTGGCAATTTGATTTATGGATTAGCGAATAAACCGGTTGCTCCGAATCATTTAGTTTATCTTGGGGTTGTGACTAGAACAAATAACAATGGTGAAGTTTTTGTTAAAGTTCAAAATGGTTATGAGCTTGATGAATTGCATGATGTTAATGTAAAAAATTCGCCTACTGGTCAATTCTTATTTAAAAATATTGAAAGCCAGTGGTCTGGAAAATATTTGCAAATTTCTGACGTTTCTGGTCTAGAGTCTTCTCTTAATCAAAAACAAACAGCTGGAGACTATTATCTTAATAGTAATCCAAGTGGATTTATTTCTTCTAATATTGTGGGTTTAAGTGGCGCGAGTTCACTTGCCAATATTTTGCAAATAACTCAGTCTGGTTATAATGCTATAGTTACTCCAGCAACTGGAACACTTTATATAATCGTCGGATGATTTTAACTGAATCCAGTGCGGCAAGTGTTGGGGCAACTTCTGTAAGAGCAATTATATCTTCGACGCCAAGCGCTTTACAGTTCATGTGCTATGCCGCAACAACAATCTCTTCGACAATAACTGGAGCAATTGGACTTGAAAAAAACGGATCAGGGACTTTGACACTATCTGGAAACTGTAGTCATACTGGGCTGACTCAAATCAATACTGGATCAATTACTATTACAAATTTCTCGACACTTAATGGAGTAATTAGCGGGTTAGGACAACTTACAAAGACTGGGGCATCGACTTTAAGTCTTGGCGCAAGCAACACTTATTCTGGAGGCACAATTCAAAATGCGTCAACTATTACCTTTAATTCGTCAAATGCTTTTGGAACTGGGACTTTTGTTAGTGTTGTCGGAGGCACGATCCAGTCTGCTGGTGCTGTAACTTTGCCGAACGATTTTGTATTAACCGCAGGAGCGCTACAGTTTCGCACTTTAGGAGCAAACACAATAACAATTTCGGGCAATATTTCTGGAGCAGGAAATTTAACCAAGGCGGGCAATGGTTTTTTAAACCTTTACGGAACGCTTACTTACACGGGTTTTACAAATATACAAGCAGGTTTTATCCGCGTTAAAAAGACTGTTGGCGCGTCCACGGCAACTGCACAATTTCAGTCTGGTGGATTTCCGTTAACAGTTTCATTCGATGTCGCTCCTCCCTCTGGAGTAACGGCATTCCGCTTCTTCCAAGGGACAACAGTTAATTCATACGCATCAGTAACTTTGGTGGGTGTTCCAGTTGGAACAACGGCAACCTATACTTCCGCAACTTCCACTTTAGCAGTCACAGTCCCATGATAATTCCACCTAACGAAAATGGCTGGTCTTACGATGCCTCTACAGGCAACTGGAAATTGGTATATGCCGATAAATTAATTATCTTGTATGAACAAACAGACCAATCAATCGCAACTCAAAGCGTGTTGTTTGTAGGAACTGAACAAGAATGTGAGAACCAAATTAAAAGACTCAATTTGAATAGTACAATAGATGATCAAACATAAATAAAAACGTAATTTAGAAAAAATTTGTGTATTAAATAGTATGAAAGCTGAAGAAGAAAATTTTAACTACAAGTCGAAAATTAAAGATGTTTATTTTGTTAAATATTTCGATATTGGCTTAAAATTATTGACAGTTTTTGCGCTTTTGTCAGTTTCTTTTCTTGGTACAAAATTTGTTTCGCGCGATGAATTTAAAGAGGCTAATGATGTTCTCAGTGGGAGAATCAGCAAAATAGAAGAAGTATTGATACGAATGGAAGCCAATTACGAAACAGATAAGAGACACGATATGCTTTTGGCGGATCATGAGTCTAGAATTAGAACAATAGAAAAAGCCAAACCAAATTAGTCGCTTTAAAATGAATATTAATTTTGTAGTATTTTTTTTAATTTTTATTTTTTCAGGTTGCACGATTTATACGGAAAAACAGTCGGAAGCATTATCTAGAGTTGTATATGCTACCAAAGATTCTTTGGAGTCTGCTAGGATAGATTTAGCGGATAAGTATTCCACGGAATCAATAAGGCTAGTAAAACCGCCAAAGAATAGAGTAGATTTGCAATCCATTTACAAGAAAAACTCAGATGGCGCGGCGAGTGGTGTTAAAGTTATTCCAACTGTTATTAATAAGCAAAGAGTTATAATTGTGCCAGAGAAGTATAAAAATGATATTTTAGTTATAGTAAATTCAGAAGAGTATCAGCAGTTATTAAAAGATAAAGAGACGTACGCGCAAATTGAAAAAGATAACGCCCAGTTAATTGAAACTAAAAAAGAGGTAGATAAGGAATTAATCAAGCAGTCTGAATACAATAATAAGATGATTCGTGATTTGAATTCGATGCAAAAAAAACTTGTCGAAAAAGACTTGGCTATACTTCAAAGAAATATAATTATTGTTGCTTTATTGGGAAGTATCGCGGTTGGAATTTATCTTAGAATAAAAGGAATTCTTTAAATATGTTGTCTCAAATTTTAGGCAATATTAAGCACGCGACTTGGTTTCTTCGGAGCGGAATTGCTCCAAAAAATGTTGAAAAGCATCAACTTGCAAAACTAAAAGACGTTAATCATATGGCGTCTAAAAAATTTGCAATGACAATGGTTGCTGTTGGAATTATAGCGTTCATGTATTTTTCCTCATTGATTTTCCTTTTCTTTTTCAATTCCGATCCTCATGTTTCCGCGATAGTTAGTATGTACAAAGATATGATAGTCGCTATTGCGAGCATAGTGGCCACCCTAGTTGGAATTCAAGGATTGGTGGACTGGAAATATGATTCGTCTTCTACTTCGTCCAACTTGTCAGAAACATATAACGAAAATTCTAATCAAACATTAACAAGCAATGCAAAAGAAGACGATTATACGACAACCCTCTCCCGAAGCTTTAAAATTAATCCTTAATCATGAAGTTGGTGGGGGAAAAAAATATTACGATAAGTTTCTTTCCTCTTTTACCTGGCCTGGTGGAGCAAGTGGCGCAACTATTGCCATTGGAGTTGATTGCGGATATTATACTCCATCAGAATTGCATGATATTTTTGAATTCTTAAGTGACGAGCAAATACTTTTAATTAGTGGTGCGTCTGGCAAAACGGGTCAAGCTGGCAGGGAATATACCAAAAAACTAAAAGAAGCTAAAATAATTGTTGATTGGGAAAATGCTGTTGAAATATTTAATAATTTAACCTGGCCGAAGTTTTCTAAGTTGGCAGAAAGAGCATTTCCTGGATTGGTTGATTTTTGCGATGATGCTTATGGCGCAATTGTTTCTATTGTTTTTAATCGTGGCACAAATATGAAGGGCGACTCTCGTATTGAAATGAGAAATGTAAGAGATTTAATTAATAAAAAAGATTATAAAAAAATCGCCGCAGAAATTAGAAAAATGAAAAGACTCTGGGTTGGGAAAGGTCTTGATGGATTAATTCAAAGGCGGGAAGATGAGGCTCTTCTTGTGGAGTCTTGCATTTAATATAAAATAGATTAACACATTTAATTTAAATTTGTGTAAAAAGCTATTACAATAAATTAATAATTAAAAATGCCTAAATTTGAAAATCTATATATTTTAATCAATGAGGAATATGTTCCTTCCTTGAAAATTAATTTTCCATTCGAAACCGTTTTTGCTTCTGATCCTGTTAGGGTATTTTTACCAGAGAATGATGATGTTAATATTGCCAAGGCTGGAATTGATTCTTTAAAGCCTTTTCTTGATTCTTCAATTGATTTAGAAAAAAATTATGATTTAATTGGCGTGGTATTCAATGCTTTTGTTGTCAATAGGGCAAATAAAAATGGGCAAGTAATTTCTACCGATGTAGCTCTTTCTTCGGTTGAGAATTTTAAATTCAAGCCAATGAATATTGAGCATAAAAGAAAAAATGTTGCTGGGTTAATAACTGGATATGGATTTAGTGAGTATGGCACAGATAAGCCTTTGACTCTTGAAGAGGTTAAAGATAAGAGAGATCCGTTCAATGTTGTTCTTAGCGGTTTTGTATGGAGAGTTGTTGATGAGGAATTTGCTGAAAAGCTCGAAGCTTCGTCCGACCCCTCTTCTGATTCTTACTTAACTATATCAACAAGTTGGGAAATGGGTTTTAAAAACTTTTCAATAGCAAGGGGATCAAAAAATTTAAATGAAGCTGTTATTATTTCTGAACAATCTGAGATAGAGAAATTAAAAAATAACCTCTCTCATTTTGGTGGAATGGGATCAGATCAAGATGGTCAAAAAATTTATCTTAACTTGATAGGCGAAGTTTTGCCGTTGGGCATTGGGTTTACCGAGCGTCCAGCGGCTGATGTTAAGGGCGTTAAGGTTGCTGGTAGTGACGATTTGAATGTTGAAAATCAATTAAATAAATTAAAAATAGAATCATCTAGTTCCCATGTTGAAGAAAAAGATGTAAAAAGCATTATATATTTTGAAAATTTATTAGAGAATGAGCAAATTGCTGCTTCTGGCGCATCTCAAAAAAAAGAAAATATTAACAATAAGACTATAGAAAAAAATATGATAATCAAATCTATTAAAGATCTAACAGAGGATTCCTTGAAGAATGTTTCTGCTAGCGACGTAAAGGCTCTCTTCGAAGAAGAGATCAAAAAAGCTAGTGAAAAATTCTCGGAAGAAAAAAAGCAAAAAGAAGATGCTCTTGCTGAAATCGAACAAGCAAGATTGACTCTTGAGCAAAAATTATCCGAAGTTAGCGAATTAAGTTCAAAGCTTCAATCTGAGCTTGATCAAATTAAGGAGCAAGTTGCCGCTAAAGAAAAAGAGGAATCTTTTCAAAACAGAATGACTACTCTTGATGAAGAATTTGAGTTAACACCAGAAGAGCGTGAAATAATTGGTTCGCAAATTGCGGATCTCGACTCAGACAGTTTTGACAAATGGTATAACGCTTTTAACGTTTTCGCCAAGGGCAAGAATAAAAAATTCATGACCGAGATGAAACAAAAAAATGAAAAGAAAGTTTCAGAAAAAGAGAGTGAAGCTTCTGCGGAAGTTGAATTGATAAACGATAAAGAAAAAATAGAAGAAGAGGCTACTGAAGTTTTGGAAAGAGCTGAGGCTAATGAATCTAATCTTCCTAATAATGGTGCTTCAAGTTCTGAAACTTTAAGAGAAAAATTTGCAAAAGCTTTCAATAGCGAAACTGTAAAAATAAAACTTTTCTAACAGAATTTTATTTAAAAAATAATAAATTAAACAAAAAAATAAAAATAACTAAACAAAAATAAAAATATGACAATTAGACCTTTTAGAGATTATAGTGAGCATGAGGTTATTAACCTTTTTGCTCTTCAAGGTGAAAGTAATAAAGGAACTTTCGTTACCGCTGCTGCCAATGGTTTCGATCTTTCTTCTGAAGCGGCTTTCAGTGATGATAGCTTCATCGATGGAACAGTATCGGCTAGATTCAATGTTGCCAGCAAAGTTAAGGCTGCTCCATCTGGAACAACTTCAGCAATGGTTCTTGGAATGACACTTAAAGACGTTAAGAGTGTTGATGAAAATGGATACCCATTAAAATTTGAACCACGTAAAGCAGCTGAGCGCGACCTCATCATCAGTGGTGAAGCGGTTCCGGTTGTGAAACGTGGAATTTTCCTTTACAGCGGAGTTAGTGAAGCTGGTGGAACATGTGCTTTTGGTAGTGGTCTTGCAATTTCCGACGCCGGTGACGGATCTCTCAAGGTTGTTACCGCTGGTAGCGCTTCAGCAGTTGCTAAAGCTCTCGGACCAAAAGACTCAAACGGCTTTGTGTTAATTGACATCAAGCTTTGATAGAACATTTAAACATTAAAATAAAAAGATAAAAACAAAATATGAAAATTAAATTTGAAAAAACACCTGAGCAAGTTGAGCTTATCAAAGCTATGGGATCAAGCAACAAGGTGGAAGCTTTAGAGGCTCAAGACGCATTCGCTGCTTTTATTTCTCCAGTTATTCAAGAAGTTCTTCTTCAAGCTGGAACCGCTTCAGCAATTTATGAAGACATGAGCTATGATGAAGATGATTCTCCATCAATTCCTGTTGATCTTTATTACGGCGAGACAGAAGGAACATTCGCGGTTTGGCAGCAAACTGTGGCTGGCGGTCTTCCTACTCAGCAGATTGGCAGTTTCCAGGAAATCAAGGTTTCGACCTATCCTCTTGATTCGGCAATCAGCTTTGACAAGCGTTATGTGCGCAAGTGCCGCCTCGACGTTGTCGCTAGAGGTCTTGAGAGACTTTCTAACGACGTTTTGATCAAGCAAGAGAGAAATGCTTGGTATGTTATTTTGAAAATGCTTGCAGATGCCAAAACTAAAAACATCAATCACGTTTTCAGAGCTCAAGCAAGTGATGTGTTCCAAGTTGAAGACATCAATAAAGCAATTACTTTGCTCAAGAGATTGAACGCAGCATACAATGGCGCAACTCCAGTTGGAAATGAAGGTCGCGGTTTAACTGATCTTTACGTTTCTCCAGAAATTATGGAACAAATCCGTAGCTTTGCTTACAATCCTGTGAATAGCAAGCAAGGAATTAGTACTAATACTACTGGTATTCCATTGACTGATTCAGTGCGCGAGCGCATTTTCAACTCCGCTGGCATGACAGACATCTGGGGAGTGACATTGCATGAGCTTCTTGAACTTGGCGTTGGTCGTAAGTACAATGTACTTTTTGATGAAATTGCCAGTTCTAAAAAATTCGGCAAACCAACTGAAGATCCAGAAGTAACAGGTAGCGTATTTGGAACCACTGATGAAATTTTAATCGGTATCGACCGTTCACGTAGATCTTTCATCCGCACCTTGGCTGTCAATGCTGAGACTGGTGGAAGCTTTACACTTAAGCCAGACGATCAGTTCTTGGCTCGCTCTGGTAAAGTCGGTTTTTACGGTGGCTTGGAAGAGGGTCGCGTTGGACTCGATGCTAAAGCCGTGGCTGGTATCATAGTATAATAAAGTACTTTAAAAATACTTTTATAGAAAAGCCCCGATAAAAATTCGGGGCTTTTTTATTTTTTATATAAACTTGTTGTCTTTATAGTGTAATTTTAAATTGTACGAATAATTTTTAAAATTTTAAAATACATATGATTCCAGGAAATTACAACTTACCAGATGCTTACAGAGGAGATAGTTATGGACCTTTGACTTTCAAGTTTAAAGATAGCGAAGGTAATTATCTTGACTTTACGGAAGCTAGAATAGATCTACAGGTGAAAAATAAAAAAAACGGCGTGGTGGTTTTATTTTGGTCTACAGAAGATGATTCTATTGAAGTTGACCATCCTGATATTATTTTAAATTTAGTGACTGGAGATAGAATGAAAATGCCGCAGGCTTCCTACGACTATGATTTGCAGATAATAAAAGATCAATCCACTAAAACATATATAAAGGGCGAATTGAGCGTTATTCAGGATGTAACTCAAATTTAAAAATTATTTAAAAATTTATTGAGCAAATTCAATGTATAAATATCTATGGTTAATCAAGTTGTAACAGTTTTAGAAGAGAACGTAATTGAAAAAACTGTAATTTTAGAGGTTTCTTCATCTCCAGTTCGATCAATTAATGGCAAGGTGGGCTTTGTCACTATAGACGCAGCTTCAATTGGTCTGCAAAACGTAGATAATACTAAAGACATAGATAAGCCTGTTTCGAATCCTGTTTTAAATGCGCTAAACCAATTGAAACAAGAAATTCTTACCTTGGTTCAATTGAATGCAGAAGATAATATAAATTTTCAAATTCAGCTTCCATATGGCATTGATGAGTTAAGAATTAATTATCCTGAGGCTTTGGACAAGGATCCAGTTTCTATTTATTGCTTTATAGAAAATAATATTGATGAAATAGTTTACGAACATTCTATTTCTGAAATAACAAATGAAGGTTTTTTAATAACATTTAGCGACTTTTTAAGCTCTAATCAGTACATATTAAATGTAGAGGTTGAAAAAAATTAATCTATTAAATAAAATTGTTCTATCGATTTAAAAAATGTGTAGTTAGTAATTGCATGCGCGTAGCATGGCAACAAAAAAAATAAATAAATAAATAAATAAAATTATGATAAATGCATTCAAACAAATTCGTTTAAGTAACTTAGGTGTTAGTGGCAAAAATGGAAAAATTGAAGTTGGCAATAGTGGAAGTTTGGTTTTCGTATCCGAGCTTTCAAATGTTGAATCAGCTTTGAATTCTAGAATTGATTCCACTACTGATAATTTAAATACAGCAATTTCTGGTGTTTATGGCACTCTTGACCAAAAAATCGACGCGCAGATTGCTGCCGTTGTTGATATGGCTCCTGAGGCTTTAAATACCCTCAATGAGTTGGCAGCCGCTCTTGGTGATGATCAAAATTTCGCCACAAGTTTGACAAACAGCTTGTCAAATATAAATGGTAACATCTCAGCTCTTTCTGGTGATCTTACATCAAGTATCGCAAGTTTCAGCTCAGATATCGAAGCATCTTTGGTCTCAGTTAGTGGAAGTCTTGCTTCTGATATCGCTTCAACTGGTTCAAATTTAGCTTCGAGTCTTGCTTCCGCTCAAGCTTCTTTAAACAGCTCCCTCAATTCAGTTAGTGGTTCGCTCGCAAGTGATTTAGCCTCCTCTGGTTTTTTTCTTAATGGAAAAATTGAATCAGTTAGTGGTGACCTTTCAAGCAGACTTGAGTCAACTGGGTCAAATTTAACTTCATATGTTAATTCGGTTAGTGGCAATTTGGCTGCTGATTTGTCAGCAACCAACACTTCAATCAGATCATCACTCGCTCAAGCAAGTGGAGATTTGGCTTCAAGTATTGCTTCAAGCGGTTCAGCCCTTGATTCGAGAATTACTAGTGAGGTTAGTACTCTTAACTCGACTATTTCAACTATCTCTGGCTCTTTTTCAGCCGATTTAGCTTCTGTTAATACAAGAGTTGACAATGTTCTCAGTAACATCGACCCAACCGCGCTTGATTCGCTCACAGAAGTTGTGACCGCGTTTCAAAACGCTGACGGTTCGCTCACTGACGCGATTGCTGCATTGAGTACTGGTGCATCTTCGGCTTTGGCTGATGAGGTTGCTCGCGCAACAGCCGCTGAAGCAGCTATTGCTTCGGATCTCTCCGACGAAGTTGCTCGCGCCACTGGTGCTGAGGCTTCTATCAGTTCTGATCTCGCTGCTGAAGTTACTCGTGCCACTGGCGCAGAGGCTTCCATCAGTGCTGATCTTGCTGCTGAAGTTACTCGCGCAACTGGTGCTGAAGCTTCTATCAGTGCTGACCTTGCCGCTGAAGTTAGCCGTGCGACAACTGCTGAAGGCGCTCTTGATACCCGCGTTAGCGACATCGAAGACAACTATCTCGACAAGCGCGTTGGTGGTACGATCACTGGTGATGTTACTGTCAATGGTACAATTAGTGCTACTGGTGGTTTAGAAATAGCTGGTGGAGCTGGCGCGACTTCATTGTTCGTTGGATCTGGTGTTGTTGGTGTTAATACAGAGGCTCCTACTGAGGCTCTCGAAGTTGTTGGAAATGGTAAATTCAGTGGAACTGTTGAAGTTGCCGCTCCTACCACTTCCAGCCATGCATCCACAAAAGGTTATGTGGACAACTTGTTCTCAAAGCAGCAGGCATTTTCAGTGAGTATCCCAGTGGGAACTGAGCAAATGACCGTTTCTTTCCCAAGTGCGTTCTCGTCTGTTCCAGTTGTTAATGCGTCGCTTGAAGGTGAAGTTGTTTACTTCCATGTGATCAAGAACAAAACTGTGAATGGGTTTGACATCACATTCTCTGACGAAGTTCAGGAAGCTGGTGTTGTGTTGAACGTGTTCGCTTCTAACCAATAATCAGTAAATTATTATAACAAGCCTCGCGTGAGTTCTAGCCTTGCGCGAGGCTTTTATATGTAAAAAAAATTGATTTAAAATTCTAAGAAATTAGAATAAAACAACTCGATGATCTTTATAGCCTGCATTGAAACATAAAAGATCGAGCAGTAAAAAACAAAAAAAAGTAAATAAATAAAATTATGGCAAATATTAAAATACAAGGAAATACCAAACTTTTTGGCAAAACAATCTTTTCAACATCAGGCGGCGGCGGGGGAGGATCAGTAAACCTCGCAAGCGGTCTCCAAGCATTCTACAAACTAAGCGATACTTCCGACTCATCAGGAAACAACAGAACACTCACCAACAACGGCAACGTCTCCTTTGCTTCTGGTAAAATTGGAAATGCGGCTGTGTTTGATGGAAGTAATTGGATGAGTTCTCCTGTCGATCAAACTGGAATTACTAACTATACATTAGCATGTTGGGTCAAATTAGATACTAATTCAAGTGGTCCTCAGTCTTTAATTAACGGATTGACAGGTAATGCTTGGCAAAATGGCGGAATTACATTGGATTTACAAGATAAATTCCCAATAGCATACGCCAATTTTGGTGGAGACAGTTTGGGTTACGGTTTAACCAGCCAAACAGAACTAGCTACTGACACTTGGTATCATCTTGTTGGTGTAAGAAATAACGGTCAATTAAAGATTTATATAAATGGGTCTGTAGACTGTGTTTCTGATACTATAGATAATACTCCTATTCCGGGCGGAAGTTCAGTTTCATTAGGACAAAATGCAGATGGAACATATGGTCCGTTTACTGGTTCAATGGACGCAGTTGGCATTTGGAACAGAGCACTCTCTGATGCAGAAGTCGCTGCGCTCTACAACAGTGGAAATGGTTTAGAACTCGATGGCGGCGGCGGGGGAGGCTTTGTCTCTCCTTTAGATACCACAATCTACGACAGCGAAGGAAACATTCTATTCACAGTAAACGGAAATGTTCCAGATGATTGGAAATCCCAACAAAACATTGCAGGTTATGTAGACATTGGCTCCTCTGCTACAAGTATTGGAAGCAGTACATTCCGTTCTAACCAACTTACTTCAGTCACTATTCCAAATTCTGTGACTAGTATTGGAAGCTATGCATTCTATAGTAACCAACTGACTTCAGTTACTATTCCAAATTCTGTGACTAGTATTGGAAGCTATGCATTCCGTTATAACCAACTCACTTCAGTCACTATTCCAAATTCTGTGACTAGTATTGGAAACTATGCATTCGGTAATAACCAACTGACTTCAGTTACTATTCCAGATTCTGTGACAAGTATTGGAAGCTATGCATTCGGTTATAACCAACTGACTTCAGTTACTATTCCAGATTCTGTGACTAGTATTGGAAGCGGTGCATTCTATAATAACCAACTCACTTCAGTTACTATTCCAAATTCTGTGACTAGTATTGGAAGCAGTGCATTCAATAATAACCAACTGACTTCAGTTACTATTCCAGATTCTGTAACTAGTATTGGAGACGGTGCATTCCATTCTAACCAACTGACTTCAGTTACTATTCCAAATTCTGTGACTACTATTGGAAACTATGCATTCAATAATAACACAAATCTAGCTACTGTTAATTGTAATACAACATTAGCAGCATTTATTGGATCTAATGCATTGCAAAACACATCAAGTCCTCTTACCATTCATGCTAGAGTCTCAGATGATTCTTGGACAACTGGAACTGGATTAGAATTCCAAGGAAACAATAACGTAACAGTTATAAAAGATCTATAATAAAAACAATCTTACTCATAAGTCCAATCCTTATGAGTAAGAATTAAAAAATTATTTGACTTTTTGTTTCTTAACTATAAAATATATTGCATGTCAAAAACTATTCACTTCGTATCAGGTCTGCCCCGTGCAGGAAGCACTCTCTTGATGAATCTTCTAGCTCAAAATCCTAGAGTTCATTCTACTGCCACAAGCGGTCTTCATGAAATTGGTTATATTGCTCGGCAATTTTCAGCTACAGAAGAATTTAAAACCATTCCCGATCCCAAAGATGGGGAAACATTATTCTATGATTATGTCAAGGGAGGATGTGAAAATGCTTTTAATAGATTGACAGATCGTCCAGTAGTAGTAGACAAATGCCGTTCATGGGTAGGACATTTAGATATGTTGTTTGCTATTTGGCCCAATGCTAAGGTTCTAGTTCCCGTAAGAGACATGCGTGGAATTCTTACTTCGTTTGAAAAGAAATGGCGGCAACACCCTTTTCCTTTTACTGGAGTGGAAAAACAATCCCCACAAAATTGGACTACTGTTGAAAAAAGAACACAAGGATGGTTAAACATTCCACCACTTGGAATTGCTGTAGAAAGACTTTCAGATGCAGTAAAAAGATATCAAGACAAACTTCACTTTGTTCACTTTGAGGATCTTACAGAAAATCCTAGAGATACTATGAATGAAATTTGGAAATATCTTGAAGAAAAACCTTTCAAGCACGACTTCAATAACGTGGAACAATATACAATGGAACATGAATTAGGTTGGCCTTATGGAGATCATGAGATAAGAAACAAAGTTGAACCCTTAAAAAAAGATTGGCAAGAGGTTTTAGGGAAAGACTTTTCAGAACAAATTAATCAATCTTTTAAATGGATTAATAGTCTCTGAAATAAACAAACAAACAAAAAAATATATGAAAACAAAACAATACGCATTCGTCGGACCAATGGGAAGAATTAACAGAATGTTCGAAACAGAACAAACTGCTGATAAAGTTCCAAAAGGTGTTACTCAAGTTCACTTAACAGAAGCTCAACACGATCAAGTTCTTGCCTTCCGCAAAGAAGGTAAAGCCGCTGGTTGGAAAGATAATTCTGTTGTAGAATTTGCAAAGCCATAATTAAGGCTTGAAAATATAAGAAAGAAACAAAAAGTGGCCAAGGGAAATAACGCTCACAAAACCGAGAAAAAGAAACCCAAACAAGAAGGTTCTAAATCTTCTCAAAAAGGTGCAGGAAAAAATAAAAAGTAACTAAAATTTAAAAATATAAATAGGGGCGTGTATAATAAAGCCATACGCGCTCCTATTTTTTTTATCTATGAAAATTCATCCATTTATATTCAACTGGAAAGGTCAATATGAGAAGACTTTGCGAACTGAATCGCAGCTTTTGGAAATCTTTGATAATGTTACTGTGATTAATAGTTATGAAGATTATAAGAAAGATAGTTGGATAAATTTAGATAAAGACGCATATTTCGCAGAACAATTTGTTACTGCCTGTAAAATGTTTGATGGTGATGTAATGATGCACGTTCAAGGCGATGCAACCTATCATGATTGGAAGCCTGTTGTAGACTCTGCGCGACATTATTATACTAAATACAATTATGGCATATATGCTCCGAACGTAGATTTTACTCAATATCATTCCAGCATTGTAGATATCGACAATGAAGGATTAGAAGAAGATTATAATTTAAAAAATGTAACAGCCACTGATTGTACGGCTTGGTTTATCGGTAAAGATATTTTAAAAGAATTTCAATCAAATTGGGAAGAATATCTAAAAACCAAATTTGGATGGGGCATATGTTCTCTATTTGGAGCTTATTGCAAATTGAAAAGAAAAAAAATTATAAGAGATTATTCATATACTATTGATCATCCATATCATACAAATTATTCTAGAGAAAATGCTAGTCAAATGGCAAAAGACTTTATAAATATCTTAGATAAAAAAATAATAGATAATATTCCCTCAAAACGGGGTAAAAAGAATAAACCAAAATTCATATTCTATCCAAGAGTACCATGAATGATAAATTATACGTAATACTTCCCTATTTTAATTTTGTTGGTTATAAAAGTAACGAACGAAATTTAAATATATTTTTAAAAAACTTTAAATCATATTCTAATGCTGAATTAATAATTGTCGAAGGATTTATAGATGAAAATGCTCGGTTAGATGATTTCGGAGATCAGGTTTTTAAGCATATAAAAGTAAAATTGCACGATGTATTATGGGTTAAGGAAAATTTAATAAACATAGGATTTTCTAGTCTAGAAAATTGGCAATATGGTTGTTGGATAGATAGAGATATACAGTTTGCTAATCCAAATTGGGCATTAGAAAGTATCGAAAAATTAAAACACTGTGATATCATTCAACCGTTTACTGATTGCCTCTATCTGGACAATAACTTTAAAATATCTCACGAAAATAATGAATATTTTAGAGAAAAGGGTTATAATACTATTACAAGTTTTTGTGAATGGTTTATCGACCCAAAAATGCAAAAAAAACCTAATACCCTTAGTCACTCTGGGCATGTGTGGTGCATAAACAAGAATTTTTATGATAAAATTGGTGGGTTATGCGACAAGTGTATTGTCGGAGGTGGTGATGGGTTTTTAGCACAGGCAATTAAACAAAATTTTGGACATTTCCATTATAGATTATTGGGTAATGTGTACAGAGACTATTGCGAAAAATCCAAAGATGCAAAAGTAGATTATTTAGATGGATTAATAATGCATAATTATCATGGTCAAATAAAAGAAAGAAACTACACTGTTAGGCTGGGAATTTTTAATGAAAGAGGATTTAACATTGAAAAAGATTTAGAGTGCAATAACGGAGTGTTATGCTTGTCAGAAAGTGGTAAAAAATTCGAAAAGGAAATAAGAGATTATTTTATTTCCAGAAATGAAGATGAATGAATATACATATAAACAACTAAAAGAAGACTTGAATAAGCTCACAGACGAGCAATTAAATCAAAAAATCTTGACAGTAGAAAAACATGACTATGGGTTTTATATAAACGAAGTATATGATATATTTGATGTTGTAGAAGGAGATCCTTTACAATTTGATACAAATTTCAAAGAAGGTACTATTTTGCTACATATTCCAAGAAAATTTTGACGCTAAATATTATAATTTAATTAGTTTTTTTTAATTTCAATTATTAACGTGTATAATAATTGATAAACTGCAGTTTTTTAGAGTGCCAAACTGGTAAGCGGGTGATTAAAAGGACAAATGTCGGCTATATTTAGATCTAAATTATTTGAAAGCAAATCGGGATATTTTTCCGATTCTATTGGCATTGGTACAAAGCAACCGTCAGAAGCTTTGCATATTTCTAGTGGCAATTTAAATGTTGAAAATGGTTTTGGTTATTTTGGGAGCGGGATACAGATTGGGTCAGATAGTTCTGGTGTTAGTAGTCTTTTTGTTAATCAAGATGGGGTCGGAATAAATAATGAAAGTCCCGTTTCTGCACTTGATGTATCTGGGCAAATAACATGCTCTGGAATAAATATGAGGAATACCAAAATAATTAATTTACAATGGCCAACTATAACTGGGGATGCCGTTACTTTGGGTTTTTTACTGCAGCTTAGTGGATATTTTCAAGCTCAAATTGACAGTCTTAGATAATTTTATTATAAATTAATAATAAATTCAAGTAATATAGCTAATATGAATAAAAATAAAAAAATAAAAGAATTAGATCAAGTTGACGGTAAGCATATTGATGAAACTGAATGTTTTCAAACTTTGGATGCGCTTCTGGGTCAGGATAATAGTAATCCATACAAAACTTCAAAAATGGAAGAGTATGAAAGCTATATTAATGAACTTAATACAACCGATCTTCAAAGACACGCTGAAAAGGTTGGGCTAGTTCCCTCTGTTGAAAAAAGAGTATTGAAAGAGAGACTGGCTAGAGAATTTAGGAGATTTCAAGGCTCAAGAATGCTAATTAGCAGAACTGATCAATATGCTAATGCTTACCAAGATTGTAACGCTTCTTCTTTGAGTCCGAATGCTAGAAGAATTTTGAGAGAGGGCGCTTAATAAAAAATAAACATTGAGGTAGCTATTAGTGTAACAATATAATATGGCTACTTATTATGATGAATTTATACAATCTGTCCACGAAGATATCGGCGAATCTGCTGGTTACTCTACTGAATTTTTAGCAAATTGGTTTGCTGGAAACTCTAATGTTGGAAAATTAAATAACTTAATAGATGGTTGTTTTTCTGGCAGTTACGCCACTGGTCAATACGGCGAAATAGTAAGTTATGACATTGTTCCTGATCTAAATTCGGAACAGATGGCTATTTATAAAAAAATATTTGAAGTTGATTTTTATAATAAACAAGCTAGATATTCATTAAGTGGGATTGGAGGAGCTTTAGGTGGGAATGATTGGACTTCCCTAAAAGAGGGCGACTCTTCGATAACCAGAATGAACAGAAATGAAGTCGCTAAGACTTTCAAGTCTATGGCTAAGGATTCCAGGGAGGAGTTAGACAGGATGATTATTAATTATATTAAGTATAATTCTGGTCCTCAGCAAGTTGTTGGAGATGATACTGTTGCTGGAACATCCTATCGAGGTGTTTCTTCTGATTATAACGATTACAGATCAGATAGAGACTATATTTATTAATACTAAATATGAACTTTTTTTCAGATTTTCAGAAATCTTCTTACTCATCTGTCTTTAATGACATTCATGAGTCATTTGGCAGAGACGTCGTCGTTATAAAAGAGCCTAAGAAAGTTATAGTCCAAACTCAAGATCAATCTCATAATTATTTTTATGATAGATCTTCTCAGTCTTCTACTGTCGAGCAATTAATTCCAGTTTCTGGGGTATTTAAAATGAGGATTATGTGGCAGGATCCATCGAAAGAGCTTTTTGGCGGACCAACAAATGAGGTTAGACCAAAAATTCATGATAATAATTGTAGATTAAAAATGAAAAGAGACGCTTTTGATTTCATAAATGGATACAAGGAGTTTTTGATAGACGGCAAAAGTTGTGAGTGGATTGGATTTTCTAAACCTCATGGATTAATTTCGATTGATTTTTATACAGTGTTTGTGAAGGAAGTGAATTAAAAACAGCGCCATGGCTACGTTAGATAAAAAAACTTTGCGACTCAACATTGGAAACTTGTCAGAAATAAAAAGTGCAGCATTGGAGATAGCTGAGAGTAAACTTGAAGATGAAAGAAAGCAATTTTTAAATGAATTTGAATCGCATTCTGTCACAGAGGAAATGGACGCTGGCGAAAGTAGCGAAAATACTTCCGGAACCTTGGGGGGCTACGGGAATATTTTTTCTTTCATAGGTTTTAATGGTGGCTCAAAACCCACTGAAATTGTTAAAAATTTAATAAATAAAATAAGAATGGTTGGATCTGGAAAATCTGAAAGGGGTAAGCCATATGGTCAAATTGTTTTTAAGGTTTTCGTTCCTTCAATGGACGAATTTGAAAATAAAACGCCAATACCATGGGCTGCTGGTAGAAGTTGGCTAACTGGAATAGAAAAAGGAATAAGTGGATTGGGATATTTTATTTCAAGATCTAATTCTGGAAGGTCTGGTGGCGGCGTTCAGTCAGATAATAAAGTTAGATCTGCGGTATTTAAAAACACTTCTTATTTTTCGAGAATGTATAATAATTTTCTAAAAAGACTATTTAGTGTAAATAATTAAAAATATGAAAGCTTCTTTTGTTAATGAATTGTCCGCCTCGTTTATGCTGTTTTTAGATCATGAAGTCTGCAGCAGGGGTGATGCTTTTATAAATATTCAGTCTGGAATTCTTTATCCTTCTTCTGATCCATATTTTAATAACTATACCGTTTATCAATCTCAATACAGGCAATGGGTTGCTGATTCTAGTATTTATGATGCTGCAATATGTTCCGGCGCAAATATAAGTGGAAATTTTTATCCAAAAGGTGCTTCTGGAATGAAAGTTGACTACGGGATGGGGAGATTAATTTTTGATAATACTGTGCCCGCTTCAATTTCAAATATTCAGACAAATTTTGCCACTAAGGAATTTAATCTTTTCTTGACTGCTAAAGACGAAACCCAGCTTTTTTTAAATGACCCAGTTTTATCTAATGCTATAACTGGAGCGCTGCCAAATTCACTTGAGCCATATCCACTTATTTATGTTAAGAATTTTTTTGGAGAAAATGAGCCTTTTGCTTTTGGTGGATTGGATGAATCTAATCATGAATTTAGATGTACAATATTTTCTGATACAGCCTTTAAGTTAGATTCTTTAAATTCCATTTTGCAAGATTCCGCAAGAAAAAGCTTTTCTTTGATTCCGTCCTCTGGAATTCCATTTAATATATTTGGAGATTTTAAATCTGAAACTAGTGGATATAATTATAGAAATCTGTCAATTCAGTATTCGAATAACTTAGTTTACATAGACTCTGTAAGGATTTCAAAATTTGATGAAAGAGTTAACAAGCTAATAAAGGAAGGCGTTTGGGGCGGTTTTGCTGATTTTAAATTAAAAACAATAAGAATGCCCAGATTTTAAATTGTTCCCAACGATAATTTTTAAATGTAATAATTTGCATAATTTATTTTTTTTTCTTTTTAATAGGAATAAAACTAAAAACATCAACAATAATATAAAAATATGTCAAGAAATCGTATCATTTATCAAAGTTTAGCTTTATATGCTGGACAAAATTCAGCCCGCTCAGGCTCTCATACTGGAGTTGGCGACATAGCTCAGCTAACTCGCGTTCAAAGCTGGGACTCAGACTTTTCAAGAAACTTCACCGATATTAACCAATATGGTCAATTAGCTGCTATCGACCGTATCGAAGTTGAGGCTCCAACTGTTAACATGAGTACTTCATGGTACCCAACTGATGGAAGTAATGAAAGCTATGTTGGACTTAGTGTTTGCGGATTAAGTGGACTGCCAGTATCAATTTTATCGGGTATCTTAAATAAAAAGACTGATGAAAAGAATTACTTTTTAACTGTTGCCAAGGAGGGTAGCGATAATGTGGGATATGTCGGCGACAAAACTGGCGTATTCGGTTTAGGAAATGCATTCTTAACATCTTATTCATTGGAGGCTTCAGTTGGAGACGTGCCAACAGCAAGTGCCGACTTTGAGGCTCTCAATTTTGCAGTTTACTCTGACATCACTGGTGTAAATCATATTCCAGCTATTGATCCTGCTGCTGGTACGAAGATCACAGGAATATCTTTCACAATACCTCAATCTTCAGGAGATGACAATGATATTACAGTTTTAAGACCTGGAGATATTACTTTTACTTTAAGTAATGACCAGGTCAAAGGCTTTGAGGCAAATGATATTAAAATTCAAAGTTTTACTTTGTCAACTGACTTGAGTAGAACTCCAATTGAGAAATTAGGTAGCAGATTCCCATTTAGTCGTGAAATTGATTTCCCTGTGACAGCCTCACTTTCTGTTGAAGCTCAGATGGGTGAATTGGCTGACTTTAACTTGGCTAATCTTCTTTGCGAGACTGATGTGTATACGCTCACGATAACAATGAAAAAGAATGACTGTTCGGGGAATGGCGCTCCGGCACTTATTGCTCAATTGAAAGGTGCAAAATTATTGTCAGAAAGCTTGACTACTTCAATCGGTGATAATGCTTCTGTGTCTCTTGAGTATGAAGTAAGTATCGGCGGACCTGAAGATTCGACCAAGGGCGTTTTCATGTCTGGAAGTTATCCGGTAGCCCCCTAATAAAATTCATTTTTAAAAAATGAAAATTCCACTAAAAACAATTTATTCGGCGGCTCGTGAGAGAGCCGCTGGGTACGTTGAAGAGGTTAAAAAAAGAGGAAAAGTTCAAGGCAGTAGCGTGGAGCTTTCAAGTCATGACTTCGATTATATTTCTGAAAATTTTAAATTGAATGGTAAACCAAAAGTTGAAGTCCAGCCAAAAGTTGAAGTCCAGCCAAAAGTTGAGCCTGTTAAATTAGAGCAGGAGCCTGCAATTACTGCTTCGATTCCTGTTCCTGGTCAATCATCTAAAGTAACTCATTCAGTAAAAAACTTATTTAATTAATACCTTATAATATTATATATTATTAAAAAGAGACTCTTCGGAGTCTCTTTTTTTTATTTATTGTGTAATAGCATTTAGGAAAAAAGGAAATTAAAAGTAAGGTTTAAAAGGATTATGCAAAAATTTGAATTTAATTTTGACAAGTTCTTGTCACAAAAGATAGAAAAAGAAATGAAGTTCTTATTCATTTCTCACCTAGTTTACGTTGAAGAATTATTAAAGAGAGGCTTAATTGACGAACAAGAATATTCACTTAAAAGAAAAGAAATTCTTGATAGGGGAAATGCCGCCGTTAGAAATTCTGAAGAACAAATTTCTTCTCTTTTTTCAAGCATGGAAATAGTTTAAATGCACATTCTTTTGAGCGCTATCTGTAATTTTGAAATAAAATTTATTTAAAAAAATAAAATAAACGGTAAAATAAACGGTAAAATAAAAGGAAAAAGGAAAAATTATGAGTGATAAAAATAAAAAATATCTGTATTCATTTGAAGCAAAGAATGATTCTGGAGTAAGTCGTAAATTTGCGATTTTAAAACCAAATAGAAAATTAAAAGAAGAGGGCGAGCTTTATTATGCCTCAAAATTATCTCAATTTATAGGATCTGGAATATTGCCAAAAATTCTTTGGGATAAAATGTTTAAAGATCAAGGCGGAACAATTTCAGAAGCTGAAAAAAAAGAATATTCTGCAGTGTTTGTTGAATTGTCAGAGACTCGTGAAAAAATTGAAAAACTTTCTGCAAAGAAAGAAAGCGAAAGAAGTGAGGAAGAGAAGAGTAAATTGTTAGAATTGCAGGCGGAGACAGTTTTATTGAGAAAGCAGATGCAGGATTTAGAGCTTTCACAAATTAATGCCTTTGAGTATACTGCGGAGGCTAAGGCTCGCAATAAGTCAATAGTTTGGTGGGCGGCAAATTTGGGAGTAGAAGTGGACTCAATTGGTGATCACAAGGCTTTATTAAATGGCGGCGACATAGATTCTAAGTTAGATTATTATGACGAAGTAGTCGAAACTAACGATTTTCTTAATAAAGTTTTTTCTAGAATTAATTATCTTGTAACAATTTGGTATTTGGGTAGTGCTAATAATTTTTATGAGTTTGAGCTTTTAGACAATGAATTCTTAAAGAGAATTGAAGAAGAGCAGCGGGAGACCGAGAAGGAAGAAAGTCTAAGTGAGGCTAAAAAAGAAATTGATGAGCCCGCTGTAGAGGAGAAGCAGGATTCTTCGAATGTCTCAGTTGAAAACTTGTAAGTAACTTTATATAAAATATGGACTATGACGAGGTCCAAAAGATTTACCACAGCATCTGTTTGGGGCATGATGAGATAAGGCTATCTAGTGAAAAATGTTTTTTCAAGCATGTTAATTATGCTGATAAAATAGTTTTAAAAAACCGCTATAGCGAAGGTTTGGATATTGCTAAGAAAAATGGTGTAAAAACTGAAGAGGAATATTTAAAATTTTATATAGAAAAAAAATGGTGGTCTAAGGAAAGAGAGAGCCAAATTGCCCAATCTCGCGTCTTTATTGAAAATTTAATAAAAACAAAATCAAAATTAATGTTACCATCTCAAAGGGATGGTGTTCAAAAAACTATAGACGAAGAAATAAGAAAAGTCAATAAGATTTTAACTGAAAGAAAAAGTATTATACCAACTACTGCGGAAGAATACGCTGAAAAATACTATCATCGTTATTATTTGAATAATTTGCTTTTTAAAGATGTTTCGTTTTCTATTTCAGTTTCTGACAATAATGATTACTTTGATTGCCTAGAGGATGAGGTATATGACGAGGTGTGGATTCAGATATCTAAAATATTAGATTTATTAAAAATAGATAATTTGAAATATGTGGCTGCTACAGGGTTTTTTCAAAATTTAATTTTATTAACTGGCTCAGATTTCCCAATATATAACTTTTATGGAAAACCAATAACTCAACTAACTACTTATCAAATAGATATTTTTTCTTACGCTTCGATGTATAGAAAAATGATAAATAACACAACTGAAAAGATATCAGATGAAATACTCTGTGACCCTTCAAAATTAGTAGATTGGTGTGAAAGTGGTTCTTCTTCATCAAAAACAAGGAAAGCTTTAGATAAGTCTCCCAACCAAAAGAACAGTCGCGGTGAAAGAAGCGGTAGAATAACCTCATTAGTGGGGGCAAAAAAGTCTGACTACGAAGAGATCGGGATGAATTCTCGGCTTGATGATTCAAACTTACTGGACGCTGCTCAAAATAAAGGCGGAGAATTGAATATTTATGATGCTATAAGAGCTACGGATACCAAAAATTCAAAGAAATAATTTTATTAATTATTTCTATTTTCGTGTAATACTTTAATAAGTAATTAATTAGGAAAAAAGAATGGCTACAGGTTTAACAAGTGCAACAATTTCCGTTAGCGCAAATACGCGCCAAATGGAAAAAGATATAGCGAAAGCTCTAAAAACAATAGAGCTTTCTCAGATTAATACGAAAAAAAGCTCTCAGGCGCTTGGAAGAATAACTGCTCAAGTAAGTGAGTTTAATAAGAGTTTAGAAGCTTCAAATGCTCGCGTTATAGCCTTCGGAGCATCAGCTGGAGCTATATTTGCCGTTGAGAAGGCGTTGTCTTCGCTGATTACTTCTACTATAGAAGTTGAAAAAAAGCTTCAAGATATCAACGTATTACTTAATTTGTCTTCTTCAAGTTTGCAAAAATTTGGCGGATCATTATTTGATATAGCTAAAAATACAGCTCAAAGTTTTTCTTCTGTTGCTGAGGCGGCAACCGAACTGGCTAGGCAGGGCTTGGGAGTTGAAGAAACTCTTAAGAGAACTAATGCCGCTTTAATTTTAGCCAGATTAAGTGGACTTGATACGGTGAGGAGTGTTGAAGCTTTGACGGCTACTCTCAACTCTTTCTCTGGTTCAGCTTTAGACGCGGTACAAGTTGTGAATAAATTAGCCAATGTCGATGCCGCGTTTGCCGTTAGTTCAGCAGACCTGGCTAACGCTATTAGCAGAGTTGGTTCTACGGCTCAAGATGCTGGAGTTTCATTGGATGAACTCATTTCTATAGTCACGGCAGCTCAGCAAACTACTGCTAGAGGCGGTGCCGTAATTGGTAACTCACTTAAAACTATTTTTACAAGACTGCAAAGAGGTAAGGTTCAAGACCTTTTAGGATCATTAGGGGTTGATACGTCAGAGGGACAAAGCGCAATAGATCTTCTAAAACAATTAGCCTCAACTTATGATACTCTTGGAGCTAAACAAAAATCTTATGTTGCAGAGCAGGTAGGTGGGGTTTTTCAAATTAACATCTTGAAGGCAGCTCTTTCTGATTTGGGCAAAGAGTATAGCATATATGATAGAGCGCTAGAAACCTCTTTGAGCTCTACTGATCAAGCTATAAAAAGAAACCAAGAGTTGAATAAAACTTTGTCGGCTTTGTCTTCTCAGGCGGTTTCAAATTTGGAGGAGGCTGCTAGTAAAATTGGATCATTGGTTTTTGAACCAAATGCTAAGGGTTTTCTTTCAAGTTTCAACGGTATAATTGAATCTTTTAATAAAATAGATACTGAAACTCAAGGTGGTAAATTTATAGAGGGATTTTTTAAGGGCATTTCGAATTTTATTGGCGGTCCTGGCACTGTTTTAGCTGTTGCAGTTTTAACTAAATTATTTGTAAATTTAGCAAAATTTGCCGCTGGATCTGCTAAAGAGTTGCTTGGAAGAAATGAGGCTACCAAGCAGCAAGCTGCATTAGAGCAAGGTGTTCTTTCAATTCTTCAAAAGAATAGCGTATTTACAGAAAAAATACTGAGCGGCAAAATGACGACCGTTCAAGCTGAAAAACAACTTCTTGATTATTTGACCGCTCAATCGAATGTGATGAGAGAGCAGGAGAGAATTAGCAAAACAATAGCCGCCAATTTAGGTAGAGCTGGAGTAAGTATTGGAGCTAGCGGCGTACCTTTAACAAGCGCTACTGGAAAAAAAACTTTTTCATCTGGATTTGTTCCAAATTTTGCGTCCGATAGAAATGTTGGTCAAGCGATGGAAAATGCTGGCGCTAGAGAGCATGGCTACAGGGCTGGCAAGGCTAAAAAAACAACCATACATGACGGCAATGGAAAGTCGTTTAAATCTTTTGTTAATAATAAAGAAGATGTAAAGACATTTACTAATGCTGCTGGTAAAAAGGCTACCGTAGTTCGTCCTCCAA